CGACTCGACATTATCCAGGCTTAATCCGCAGAGTCATCTTGACGCTACAGATTATGCCATCCCGGGTACGAGTGTTGTCCGAAGATGGACAACGTTCGGTCCGGGCGCCGGGTCGTCGATAGAGGTGACTACGTCTTACCGTACTGGTAAGCGTAGCGAGGGAAGTACTTCCGTGCAGGAGGATAGTGACACGGCCCTTCTTAGTGCTACCAACTATCGTGACCGCTTTAAGGTCATGAAGGAGGAGCTTAGGAGGGAGCCCAAGTCACCACTCGATAACGGACATGAATTCAGATCCAAGAAGAGCTTTGTGGGGACAATAAGTCGTCTCCATTGCAAAGTCTCTCAAGGATTTGGTTCATGGCTAGGTTACGATGGGCCGATCTGGCCCAGCGTATGGCCAAGCGGTACGTTGCCGAATGGTACTTATATCTTTATGGACCCACCCGACCTAGGTTGGTATGGGCCCAGAGCTATAAGTGCCACGACTCCTACAAATCCCTCTGCTGAAACCGCTACTGCGCTGACCGAATTCTGGCGAGAGGGGATTCCCCTCAAACCAGGATCCACCATTCGACGTGAGGCTCGAGCGGCCAAGAAGCGAAGTTACAAATCGCAACCTGGTCGGACTACCGGCGCTGCCGGTAGCGAGTATCTCAACGTTGAATTTGGATGGAAGCCCCTAGTAAGGGACCTTCGGCGCATAGCACATGCTGTTAAGAATTCAAACAAGATTCTGAAGCAGCATGAGCGGAACTCCGGTAAGTCTATCCGGAGACAGTACACCTTCCCTACTGAATCGTCGTACACTTCTTTGCCGTCAGTTACTGGGATTTTAAACTGTCCTAGTACCAATACGGCGTGGAAGAGCGCGTTCGTAGGGGAATCAGTCACAGGCCAAATGACAGAGAGTATTCAGACCGAACGTAGGGTCTGGTTCTCTGGCGCCTACACCTATCATGTGGGCCAAGACGCAGATGGTAAGCGTCATGGTGCACTAGACAGGTTCGAGCAGAAGGCTAACCTTCTACTCGGCACCCGGATAACTCCGGAGGTAGTTTGGAATGTGGCCCCATGGAGCTGGCTGGCCGACTGGAAGCGGAACATTGGCGAGAACATCGGCAATGCAACGCAACTAGCTGCGGACGGTTTGGTGATTAGGTATGGGTACCTGATGGTCACTTCGATCGTCAGACACACCTATACAATGCCGGGACCTCGGGAGATTTCTAACCCGGGGTTGGCATCCCCATATACCATTGAATTCGTCACAGTGACGAAGGAACGGTATCGGGCATCACCCTTCGGCTTCGGCTCTAATCCGGCCAGCTTTAATAGCCGGCAATGGGCCATACTTGCCTCTCTTGGTATGACTAAGGGAGACAAGTCGCTCCGTCTGAACGACTAGGCGGAGTTGTTGGCGATCGAAGCGAAGTTGGCATTTGCCGGCTTCGTCCTTCAACTGCAAGGACCATGCCGATGTTTGCCGATCCACAGTCCATTACAATCTCAGCCGCGACAACTTCTCTTCCGAGAGTGTCTACGAATGGTGGTGCCACCCGTTATTCATCTGCGGATGGAGCCATCCAGGAGTTCGTCTCGCATACCGCGAACGGTAAGCGGATTCGCTCCGTGCTGGGATTGCAGATCTCGAAGTACGCTGCTGACCCTCTGTTCCCCGCGCAGAATACGCCATACTCGGCCACCTTTAAGGTGTTCCGAGACGCGCCTCTCGTGGGGTACACGGTTGCAGAACAGAAAGCGGCTTGGGATGGACTTCTTGTCCAGCTCGCCGCTACTTCGGGACTCCTCACGACTGCCTTCCTTGGAGGGCAGTCGTAGGAGATGGACCACTCCACTTTGTGGAGTGAGGTAGGGGCCTTCGGGCCCCTACCTTCAGTCGGTACACATCAGGCTAGGCATCTTGGCAGACTCCGACTTAAGGAGCCGCAAGTGAAAAGGCTGATGTGGTTCGCGCAGGAGGTCCTCAAAGACTTGGGGACCTGGTGCGACACAAGCACCACTCGCGATGAACAAACCGTCGCGAGACGGTACGAACACGAGGGGGTCGAGTTTCTTACTCTAACCCTTCCCGAGTATGGTAAGGCCTTTGAACGGGCCTTATCCGATGCTCAGTTCGATCCCAGCCTCGGAAAGGTGTTTCACTTCCGAGGACGGCTCCCGGCATTCCTGTCGGGTTTCGTGGATCAAGTGTTCGATCGTAAGACTGGAGCATTGCTCCCAGAGCCGTCGACTGTGGCGATCTGGGCGATACGTCAGTTCACACTGATGTTCGCAAAGATCGTCCCTCCCGCAAACCGTGGAAGGGACTCCGCCGCAATCGCAGCTTATGTGGAGTGTGAGCAGGATGTCAGACAACATGCCGAAGGAAGCGGTCACTTTAACGGTGACCAATTCCATTCTATTGGCAGTATGCTCTGGGCTAGGATTCTCACTAATATCGAACGGCGAGTTCTCGCTGTTCCCAGTGGAATCATCCCGAAGCACGGTCCCGGTGCCACTGCAGACCTCCTCCGCGGAAACGCGAAGTGGAGGCAATCTGAGTGGACCGACCGACTGGAGGCAGTGTTTCCGGTAACGGAACACTTAATCTCTAGTTGGAGCTCCATACCGGAGCTGACTGAGATGACATTCCTCGAACCCGGTCAAGAACGACCAAGTAAGGTCGTTCTAGTACCTAAAACGTGGAAGACGCCGCGAATTATCGCAGAGGAACCTACTTGCATGCAGTTCATGCAGCAAGGGCTTCTGAGTGAATTCGTCGTAGCTATCGAGTCTAATGACACGGCTCGACAGCTTATCGGCTGGCAAAGTGCAGAGGCTAATAACCTACTGGCTTGCCAGGGCTCCCGTGATGGGAGTCTTGCCACACTAGATCTTAGTGAGGCATCTGACCGCGTCTCCTATCAGCATGTACGTGAACTGCTTTGCGCCCATCCGCATTTGTTTAGTGCGGTGGACGCTTGCAGATCACAGAAGGCTGATGTACTTGGCCATGGCGTTGTAACGCTTGCCAAGTTCGCGTCGATGGGTTCAGCGTTAACGTTCCCCCTAGAGGCAATGGTCTTCTTGACCGTTGTCTTCCAAGGGATCGCCAACACGCTCAATGCCCAGTTGACCCCAAAGCTCATTAAGAGCTTTGTCGGTCGAGTGCGCGTCTATGGGGATGACATTATTGTCCCCACAGAATACGTGTCACCGGTTATTGAATCACTTGAAGCCCATGGGCTTAAAGTGAACACACACAAGTCTTTTTGGACTGGAAAGTTCAGAGAGTCCTGTGGTAAGGAGTACTACGACGGCACGGATGTTAGCTTAGTCCGCGTCCGCCATGTATTTCCTTCTAACCGGCAGCATGGTGAGGAGATCCTCAGCGTCATCTCTCTTCGAAATCAGCTGTACTTCGCTGGTCTCTGGAGGGCTGTACGCTGGGTAGACGAGCTACTAGATGGCATCAATGTACCAATGCCGGTAGTTCTATCTACCTCTCCGATTCAGGGTAGGCAATCATTCCTTGGCTACGATACTTCTGTAGTCGAAAGAATGCATCCGGACTACCAACACCCCCTTGTCAAGGGTGTGGTAGAATCGAGCACCAAGCCCATAAGTGAGCTCAATGGTGCGCCTGCCTTGTTGAAGGTGCTGACTGCGAAGCAAGTTCCCAACCAACAGAAGGAGGTAGAACATGACTCCTTCTTCGGATGGGGACATGAGCAGTGTAGTTGTACTGGACCAAGAACCGATCTGGAATCTAGGTTCAACCGAGAGGTTGTCCTGGATCCGCGAGACAGAGTCCGCTTCGGCATTTGGAAGCGAACGTCTCGCGATTCAGTCGGAACAAGGTGCAGGAACCTACTCTGCGCCACGGAAGCTCGTTCAGAAGGACATGACCACACCGGAACTGGCGAAAGCCGGACTCCAGATGTGGGAATGGGTCTTCGAAGACGAGCTCTGACCGAATTACCGGTGGTATCACATCTGGATGATGTGATACTTGGCATGCTTCACGGCGAATCGCCAACCGTCGATGTCATGCATCTACACCGAG